CTTGTTTGGATTAAATGCAGATGTGTAATGTATCTCACCATTTTCATCAAAGTTTTTTAATGGTGCGCCAATATTCTTATAAATAAAGTTTCTAGCTTCATCAGGTGACATTCCATAATCTGTAGTTAATGCAACATAATAAGGAGTTTTTTCTGCTTTAACTGATTCAAGAGATATCTTAGTAGCTCTATCAAAGTTTAATGGTTTACCTTCTGATACAGCTCTAAACATAGCAGCAAGTACAGGTTCACCACCCATTTTATGTGCTTCTTTAACCATTTCAACTTGTTGCCTAAGTTCATCTAATGTACCTAGTTCTCTACCTAATCCAGAAACTTGTGTACCACTAAGGTCAATTTGCAACATATCTTGTGCTTTTTGTGGTGTGTAACCTTTTTTAAGTAAATTATCGTAAGCTCTTAAATCTCTAAGATATGCTTGTGACCTACCTACTTTCATAGGTTGTCCAGGTGCTAATGCGTTTGCAGCGCTAGCAATAACAGACCATTTACCAGAAGGACCAAATGTTTGAAATAATGCATCTAATCCTGCAAATGCCCAAACTCCGTATTGAACATCTCCAGGTTTAGCACCACCAGGCATAAGTCCACCTGTCCATAAATCACCCCATGTCATTTTCATATTGTTTTCTACATGGTCATATTGGTATCTTTGTTGTAATTCTTGCCATAACTTAGCTTCGTTATATAATTTATTACTTCTACTAGCTTGAGCTATTTCATTTACAGCTTGATACTCTGCTGGTATTCCTAATACACTCATACCTAATGCAGTACCAGTATCTAATTCAGTAGGGTATTTTTCTAGATTTTGTATAACTTGTTCAGGATTTGTTTGTGCTAAAGCATTATACTGACTAACTTGTAGTTCTACTTGTTTACGTGCATTGAGTATGTCATAATACTCATTCCTATCGTTGAGTATAAATGCCATTAAATATTCCTATTGTTGATAATCTCCAATAATGTAGGTGTTGGATTTATTTGATATAGTGCTTGAAGTATAACATCTGTATTATCTGCTATTTGTTGTCTAGGACCACTACCCTCCCCTATTGGTTGTCCTTGAGTTACAGGTTCTCCTGGTCTTTCTGTTGGTGCAAAAACATTTGGAGATACAGGAATAGGGTTTTGTTGTGGTAGGGGAGCGGCTTGTTGTTGTTGAACAAAAGCTTTATTTTGACCATATTCAGCATCAGGTAACCTTCTAAGAGGTTGTTTACTACTTCCTGGTCCACCATCAGTTCTTTGCCCACCTTGTGGTGTAGCTACTGCAGCAGGTTTACTAGGTTGTCTATATCCGCCACGTCTATTTTTCGCCATAAAACTCCTGAGTAATAAGAATTATTATTCCTGGTGTAGGTGTAATAATCTCTGTTACATTTTCAGACAATATATCTAATTCGTCTGTTACACCATATTCCTCGTATACTAAGTCCCAAAACTCTACATCAAAATAATCTTGCATTTTCTTATAATCCAAATGCCTGCGCCATTGTTGGTATCCCACCTTGTCCTCCTGCTTGCTGTTGCATCATTTGTTGTTGTATCATAGCTTCTTCTTCAGGTGACATTTGTGGCTCTTGTGGAGTGTAGAACTGCTTCATAATCTCTGTTATTGCAGATGGATACTCATAAATAGCTATTGCAGCCATTGTAGCTGCAGCATCACCTTGAGCAGACCTTGCTAAAATACTATCAAACAATACTTGTTCGGCTTTATTTTTTCTAATACGTTCTTGTACTTTTGCTATGTTTTCTAAACCATCAATATTATCTTGTAATGTTTCTACGTCTATAACACCTGCTTGTAATAATTGCAATCCAGTTACAATTTTTTGTGGTTCATCAAAACCAGCCATAACTCCATAGATACGTCTAGTTTTAAAGTCACCACCAATATCACTAAGTGGTTGATAGTTTTCACTAAATGCAGAACCATTTAAGAAACCAGCCATAGGTTTTTTACTAATACCTTGTGAGTATGATAGAACTACATCCATCTCTAATCTCTTTTGGTCCATTTGTACCATAGCTGTTTTGATAATATCTCTATATTCTGAAATCATAAGTGACATTGTGCTGTTAAGTTCTGATAAACCAGCACCAGTAACAAAACTGTTAGGTGATTGACTATCGTCAGTAACAGGGTAGCCACCTACCATACGCAATTGTCTTTCAAGTCTATCGACTTGTTGGAACAATTGATATGGAATATTATTCATTGGTTTAGAAACTTGTGTACCAGGAGCTAGATAATTAACTGCAAATCGACCTTTTCTATATTGTCCAGATTCTATCTCTCCTGATATGTTAGTTTCTGTAAACACAGAATCTTCCATTGCTATTGCTGACATAATGTTTATCTTTGCCATCATTGCCATCAAACCTATAACATGGTCATATTGTCCTTTTAGTTGGTCAAAAGACACACGCTTCATAAATACAAATGGTGGAGTTGATAAAACGTTAGGTATGAAATCTAAAATCATATTACGTTCTGGGAATACTACATAAGTACCACCCATGTCATAGTATTCAATAATTCTTACACCAGCATATGTATTGTCTTCCCAACCTTGTTCTCTGTTGTTTTCATAAGACATAAATGGTGTAGCAGTATCTGGTGCTGCTTCTTCTGCATCTTCGTCTTGTTTTAATATTTGTTCTGCAAACTCAGGATAAATTTGTGCAAGTTTGTATCTAGGTATTCTTCTTACTACAGCCATTTCTCTAGGTTGTTGGTCAGGACCAAAGTTACCTGGGAATGTATCATAAGGGTCACGTAGTTCTGCACTAGGATAAAAGAAACCATTGGTATCTCTCTTTGTAGTAATTACCCAAGCACAATAACCATAACCAGGTAACCATCTAGCAGCCTGTTGTAATTGATGTAATAAACCTTGTTTGTCGTCATAGTTAGTAACAATACGTTCTAATTTTTCTGCACGCATTTTACTTCTAGCAGAATCATTATCGTTAGGTACATCTACTCTAACTTGAGGTATGCCAGATACTTTTTGTGCAAGTCGGTCAATACCAGACTGCAACATGTTAGGAGCTGGTAATAAATCAGCATCAGAGGTTTCCATTGTGTTACCTAGTAAAGCTTTTATACCATCAGCACCACCATTAAGAATTGCTTTAATTCTAGCTTTTGAAATTTGTCTTTCTTGTACTAACTTACCAGATGTAAGTTCAGAAGCATTTTTAACTATCTCTTGATAATTTTTTACATCTAAATTTTCTATGCCCATGGTGCTTCGTTCATCTCCGTCATTTTATAATCTCCATAACTAGGATTGTAGTCTAATCCTATGTCAGCAGCATGCTCTTTTTGCATACGCCTAAAAACTTTCATAGGAAACCAACTTGCCATAACTATGTCAGTTTTTTCCTTGTTTCGTTTAGAAACAGGCTTGCCATCAAAGTATAACAGTTGTTGCCTATATTTCTGTACTTTTGCATTAGATTCACCATCACCAGTAGGTAAAATAATTCTTTTGTCTTCAAACAAATCTGCCATAGCACCAACACCATAAAGTGGGTCGTGTTTATTTTTGCCAGTCAAATGTCCTTGTACAGTTATACCAGTACGTAATGTAAATTCTTTAATAGCAGCATCTTGTCGTATAGCAGTTTGAAATCCGTTTTCTTCTACTATCCAATGTCTACAATCATAATCATGTAACCATTGTGCCATTTGGTCAAGTGCAGCTCTTACACCACCACCTCGTCTATTTTCTAAATCTACTAAATATAATTCACCTCTGTACTGGTCTATACCCCATAATACAGATGCTTGATAACCAGATGATGCAGGGTCTAATCCAGCAACAAGATATAAATTTCTATACACTTGTCCTAGTACTAAATCAGGTCGCATACATTGGTCAATAATATTCATTGTAAATATTTGCGTACCTTCTACGTATGCTTGATTGTAATAAACCATTTCAAATGTTTGTCTACCACCTGTAGATTCAGCAGAATGTAATCGTGACATTAACCATTTAAAACTACGTTTATTTGGCCACAACATACAATCAGTATGTTCTTCTTCTAAGTGTTCTGGTATTTGACAATCTAAAGCATGTGATGTTTCTACAATGCTTGTAAAGTTATCTGATTCTAGTAAGTGATTATATAAATCATCAGGGTGCTGTCTTGACC